CATCGACATTTACACCCCTAGGTATTGAACTCCAGGCAACTGGTGAAAACGCCGGAACGTGGGGAACAAAGACAAATACTAATTTAGAAATCTTTGAACAGATCTCTGGTGGTTTTACTACACAAGCAGTATCTAATTCAGGAGATACTACTTTATCCGTATCTGACGGATCTACAGGTGCAACACTTTCTCACAGAATTATTGAATTTACAGGATCATTAACAGCAAGCAGAAACGTAACTATTCCTCTTGATGTACAAAACTTTTACATTTTAAAGAACTCAACTTCAGGTTCTCAAAACGTAGTATTTAAATATGTGTCTGGAACTGATTCTGGTATTACTGTTGCAAACGGTAAAACAGTTTTAGTTTATGCAAAAGCAGACGATAGCACTAACCCAGGTATTGATTCTGTTGCATTAGCAAGTGATCTTGTTGATGATACATCACCACAATTAGGTGGTAACTTAGATACTAACTCTTTCATGATAGACTTTGATACCTCTCATGGTATTAGAGATGAAAACGGGAACGAACAATTATTTTTTAGCACAACATCTTCAGCTGTAAACTATGTAAATGTTACAAACGCTGCTACAGGTGGTGATCCAAAAGTAGCTGCATTAGGAGATGATTCAAATATAGATTTAGCTTTATCACCAAAAGGATCTGGTGAAATTGTAGTTGGTACAGGATCAGCTGCATCAACAATTACGTCAAGTGGTGCATACGATTTAAGATTAGATACTAACTCAGGCACAAATTCAGGTTATATTAACATTGTAGATGGTGCTAATGGTAACCAACAAATTTATCCAAACGGAACAGGTTATACAGAAATTGGTGGTGGAACTAACCCAGGAACTATCCAACTTAACTGCGAGTCCAACTCCCACGGTATTAAGCTACAATCTCCGCCCCACTCAGCTTCACAATCTTACACATTAAAGTTTCCTACAGGTAACGTAACAGCAGATAGATTTTTAAAAGTTGCATCAGTAACAGGATCAGGCACAACAGGTGTTGGTCAATTATCTTTTGCTGAAGTATCTGGTGGAACATCTTGGCAAGCGGTTTCAACAACGAACGCAACTATGACAGCAGGTGAAGGTTATTTTGTTAACACGACGTCTGGTGCAATTACAATGACTTTACCAGGATCAGCATCACAAGGTGATGAAGTTTCAATTATAGATTACGCAGGTACTTTTGATACTAACAATTTAACAGTAGGAAGAAACTCACACAAGATTCAGGGTTCTGCAGCAGATTTAACAGTGTCAACCGAGAGAGCAGGTTTTACATTGGTTTACGTAGACTCTACTCAAGGTTGGCTATTAAAGGATAAATAATAGCTATGTCTGAATATAAAGGTATAAAGGGGTTTCAAGTTCAAACCCGTACAGAAGATCCAAGTGAAGGAATCGCTGGAGATTTTTTTTACAATTCAACAACAGGAGTATTTAAAACTGTAACTACAGGTGGAACTCCTATTGGAACATGGGCATCAAGTGGAGCAATGAACGATGCTACTTATGGTAATTATGGAGCAGGGACACAAACTGCTGGAGCAGAGTATGGTGGTAACACAGGTCCTGGTGTATCTAGTCAAACACATGAACAATATAATGGCGCGTCTTGGACTGAAACAACAGACATGACCACTGGTCGAAGAGAAGGTATTGGAGTTGGATTAACTCAAGCGTCTTACATAGCGGCTGGAGGCGAAGGTCCGTCAGGAAATATAAGTAACAACGAATCTTGGAACGGTTCCGCTTGGTCAGAAATAGCAGAGCTTAACACAGATAGAAGAAGATTAAGTGGAGGCGGGGCTTTTACATCTGGTCTAGTCTTTGGAGGATACTCCACAACAATAGCAAACAATACTGAAACTTGGAATGGTTCTGCTTGGTCTGAAGTAGCAGAATTAAATGCAGGTAGAGATTCAATAGGTGGAGGAGCAATAAGCACTACAAATGGTTTAGCGTTTGGAGGCCAAGCACCCTCTACAACGAATGCAACAGAATCTTACAATGGAACAAGTTGGACAGAAGTAAGTGAATTAAATACTGCAAGATATGGATTAACAGGAACTGGAAGTAACACAGCGGCCTTAGGTTTTGGTTCAGCAACTGCTTCTCCAAATGCTATTACAGAGGCTTGGGATGGTTCTTCATGGACTGAAGTTGCAGATTTGTCCACTGGAAGAGGATCAGGAATGGCTTCTGGAGGAACTTCAACAGCGGCTTTCGCAGCTGGTGGATATACTGGATCAGCTAGATCGGATGCAACAGAGGAATTTACGGCAGCAGATTTTGTAATTAAGACAGTGACAACAAGTTAATTATGATTTATAAACAAGCAAAAGGAGGAAGCAACTATGGCATATAAATAC